TCCTCTCATTGGAGTTTTACAAGTAATTTGAATCCAATCATAAGTTATAGCAGTATTTGCATATGTCTCACCATTACCTAAAGCAAAGTGTTCTCTATTCATAAAACCTCTATAAGCTAAAGATTTTAATTCTGCATCTTTAACTTGGTATCCTGCACCTGAACCTAAAGTACCAGCTGTAGTCATTACCCAATTACCAGTACCTGTTCCATCAGCACCACCACCATCAGAAACTCTAAATAGAGTACCTGTTGCCGCAGTACATATTAAAGTAGTAGTACCTGAAGCTGTAATACCATGTTTTGCAGTATCTGCATTAATTAAAGTTCTTAATGCGTCACATATTGTTTCAGCAGTCGATCCATCAGTAGTAGAATATGTATACTTTTGTCTAGTATTTTTCCAGTGATCCGCAATTGTTGGATCAATTTGCTCAGAATAACTTAAACCTTTTCTTTCAGTAATCATAAAAGATACTTCACTATAAGTACCTGCATCTGTTGTAGTAGGAGTAAAAGTTGCTACCTGTGCTACAGGAGGATCATAAACACCATGTTCTACTGATAATACATCTTCTCTTCGTATTATTGGAGTAGCAAAAGGATATGAACCTGTTACTTGTTGAGTAATTTGAAATCTATCAGGAACTATTTGTGCTGTTCCAGCTAATACAGATCCATCAATAAATTGTGTTCCTGCAGATAAACCAGTACAATGTAATCCTGTGTCTACATCAAAAAAACCAACTGGTCCATCACCTGTTGCTCCTGCTAAAGTTGTAAAGCCTGCTCCGATATTTGGTACACCATTTGCCCCCGTTGCCGTGGTACCTGCGTGTACAAAAACTAAATTTGCCATTTTTTAAAATTTTTAAAATTAATATTAATATTTAATAACTAATCAGATTTCATTGTTTCTATCTGATGAGTTTTGTACCTAGGGTCACTAATGCTCTCCAATAGTACGTCAACCGCAGCTTTACAAATTTCTGCATGCGTATGTTCAGCTAATTCACTAGGAATATCCTGTTGTAACGCAGCGTTAAAAAATTCCATCGCTCGTGGTTTCTTTAAATACGTTATTTTCACATGATGTGGAAAAAACGTATCATCTGTATACAGTTTTAAAGCTCTTTCTGTTGCACCATTGAAAACTCCTTTTCCAATGTTGTATAAAAAGCTACTGTTAGTTGTTTTATTAAAAGGATCTTTTAAAGCAGTATTTAAATCGTCAAATTGTACATACCTACCTGTTGCCCTTTTTTGTTTTAAATGTGTAGGAGGAAAATTAGAATCTGATCCTACAATTGGAGTATTTCCATTTCCTGGGATTCTAACACTGCCTCCATTTGGATTAAATATATAATCCACTCCTTCTATTAATCTTTCATTACAATCTTTATAGAAAAATATAGCTTCCACATTTAACATGTGCATATATTCAATAGGTTGTAGCAAATCATCAAATCCAAGTGAAGCACCAAAAGTAAAATCTGGCAAAGAAAAATTATCTACAAAGATAGTTGTGTTTGGATCAGGCCAAACTTCTGTTTCAAATCTTACTTGAGGTTCTTCTGTTACAATTAGACTATTTAAATCGTCTATTCTTTTTTGATTTTCCTCAAATCCTTTGCCATATTTATTAGCACGATTGTACCTTTGCTTTACATAATCTTCTTGAGCTATGTTAAGCGCCATGTCAATTTCATTGGCTAAGAGTGTATCTGCTTGATAAGAATTTATCCTATCTAACAAAAATCTTACTCTTTCATGCATTTCTGGTACTGTCATATTCTATACAATTGCTTCTTTAAGTTTTGCTCTTAATATTGTTAAAGTTCCTGAGTTCTTTTTATTTCTAAGATAAATAATTGTATCTTCTATAGTTTCACCAAGTACTTCATCTATATAAACTACTTGATTTCCTATTTTTCTTAGAACTCCTGCTTCAACCATTTCATCTATTTCCGCTTTTATTTCTAAATTTTTATCTGTTGCTAGTTTATAAAATTTTGCAGGATCGTTATCTTTAAGATCGTACAATTTATTTTCTTTTTGTTCTCTAGTCAACTTTATTGGATTTGTATTAGATAAAAGTCTAAGTAACATATCCATTTTCTTTTCATTAGATGAAGCTTTAATAAATTCTTTATCAGCTTCTTTTCTAACTTTAATTGCTTTGTTTTTATCTGATATATCTTTTAAAGGATCTACAAGATAAAATCTTTTTTTACCTCCAGCAGATTTTTTATTATCTGCTACAAAAGGATGTTTTAAAACAAATCTATATTTTAAATAATCCTCTATATTTAAAGGTTTCCCATTTTCATCTTTTCCTACTTCAAGTTGAACTCCTTCAAATGGTACTTTAATAGACATATTAGCCCAATAATGTTTTACATGTTTTGGCCATTCTACATGATCTGGACCTACATCTAAGACACCATTTAATAGTTCTTTTTCTTCTTTGCCTTCAACCCCTTTAAGTGGTTGGCGGCCTACATAGACACTACCTATTTTTGTAATTGCAGTGACTTGTACATCTTTTGGCAAATGACTTAACTCGTCTTTACGCCTAATAGTAATTTTTTTCATAATTTAAGTTCTTTTACAGATTAAGAATAACAATTTTTGTTATTTAGTTTTAAAATTTAGCTCCGCAAAGTCAAAGGGCAAGAGCCCCCTGACTCCTTGGAAACTAAATAAATAGACTACGATGCAACTCATAGTCGGGTCATGATACTTATGATTAGCTTGCAGTACAAGTTAAATCAAGAGAAGTATCAAATCTTCGTAGCACTATACCAGCTGTTTTAAGCATGTGTACAGATGCCCCATCAATATCAGACGCTCTAGAATTTGATTGGTCAAATCCTCTAGGTGCAATAGAACCAGCTACACACCATCTTAGCATTTCACGTCCTTTTCTATTAATCATTTGAAGGTTGTTTTGTCCATCATAATTAGATTGATCAACAAATACCATTCTGTATGATTCTAAAGAATATCCAGTATCTGGATGAACTTTACTTGCTTGAGCAACAGGACCGTGGTCAAACATAGGATTTTTAACTACATTTACTGTATGTCCATCAATGTGTTCATACGAAGTAAAGTAACCAGTAAGTCCTAATGATCTTCCTGATCCAGTGATGAATCTGTCTGTTCCACCAACTTTCCAAGAAGTACTTGAAAAGTGATTTTTAAGAGCATCATCAAAAGCTCTAGCACCACCAACACCAGTATATAATGTTACTTGTTTATTAGTAGCATCAGTCATACCATAGAATAAATCACCAATAACATTCTTAAGTTTCTGCTCTGTAAGAGTAGAGTAAGAATCTTTATTAATAATTTGTTGTAGTAATCCTGGGCCAGTAATAACTGGTTGGCCATTTTCATCTTTCATTCCAGTTAATCCATTAGCATCGTAAGATTTCTCTCCGTACCAATACATTAATTCACACTCTTCTTTAAATCTAAGCATGTGAGTATACTCTTCATAATCCATCCAAAGTTTAGTAGTTTTACCACCTTTAGTTGGAAGAGCAAATTCAGCAACATAATCTTTTGCATTTCCTGCGAAATGGTAAGATTTTCTTACTGTTCCTAATTTGTTACGTACCATTCCTGGAGTTGACCAATTAGAAGCATTACCTCTAGAAAAGTCCATTCCAACATTAGCATATAACATACCCCATAAAGAGCCCTCGCCACCTTCATTACCTGAAGCAACACCATCTAAAGCTGCTGAAGTATCTTGATCAACAAGTTTTAACGTGTATTTCCACCCGTTAGCAACCTCAACAGGTTCGTTCATAATTCTAGCTTGAGTCCCTGCCTCAGAAATAAGAGTATAAGGAAAAATAAACCATTTATCTGGGAATACGATATCAAAAGTTGCTCCTCCCGCACCTGTATTAGTAGCTGCACCAACTACAGGTCTTACATTAACTTCATGAGTTTTAACTCGGTATTCATACTCATATCTATCAATAGATTTAGTATTACCTACTCCTTCTGTCAACATTGTTAAAGGAAACTTACGATCTTCTCTACCAGCTAAATGCGTAATAATAGGAGAAAGTTCTGTTGGCTTCTCCATAAGCGCGTTCGCCAGACTATTACTGTCTGTCATTTGCGCATCATTATAGTAAGTCTTAAGTACTTGCATTTTAGTAAAAAATTTAATGAAGGACCCTCTAAACCTTCAATTTAGGGTTTTAATACTAGATGACCGTTAGATCGAGATCTTCAATATCGAATCCAGTATTTCTTCTAGGTGCACGTTTAGCACTTTTAATCTTGTCTTGGTGTTTAGTTATCCTAGATCTAAGATCTTTTGCTTTAGTCGTAGCAACCTTGTTTTTTATTATATCATTTAATTTAAATCCTTTATACATTAAATAGTCAATTGCTAATTTAGTTTTTATATCAGATTTAACATGATCTACATCTCTTTGAGTCATTCCATCCTTATTTATAGGAGCAGAAATATATCTAAAGAACTTTTTCTTTTCTTTTTCAGGAACCATAATTCCATGAAATTCATTTGAGCTTTGTACAGTATCATATACATCATCCCAAAACTTTTTTCTTTCTTGTAAGTCTTTTTGTGCTTTTTCTTTTTGCACTTTTAACATTTCATCTCTTTGATGTTTTTGTGCATTAATTAAAGCTTTCTGCGCTAACTCTGCTTTTCCCTGTAATTTTCCTGCATCTTCATAATCTTCAAGCAAATCTTTTATAAACGCTTCATCATGACCTTTCATTTTAAAATAGTTTCCAACAAGCATTTTTTGTATTGCTGTGTCTTTTTCATCTATTTTTATCTTTTCATAATCTTGTCTAGGATCAAACTTAGTCATAAATTCTTGAGACTGTCCTCCAGACATTACATATTCAAGATGTTGTTTAACTAATGGAAATTCATTCATTAGTTGTTGCATGTGCTCATTAGCCATTTGCGCACCTACATCTTTAGTCATTTGAACCAAACCTTCAGAAGTATCACTATAATTTTTTTGAGGTTTATATCCTAATTTTTCTAATACTTCTTGAACTACAGTTATATCTTCAACATTGTCCTGATCTATTGGAGTTTCTTCTTTTACTTCCGTTTTTGTTTCAGGAATCTCATCAACTATCTCATCCTTTACAGGACCTTCTTCTTTAGTAACTGCATCAGAATCTAATTCATTTGAAGTAGGTTCTGATATAGGTTCTTCTGCGGGCTTTTCATCCACAGGTGCTTTTGTTTCTACAGGTTTTTCAGCTACTTTTTCTTCACTTACTTCTGCAGTTTGAAGACCTTCTCCGATCATATCGTCAAAAGAAATATCTTCAAAATCTAACTTTTCTGTTGCATCTGCCATAATTATTTATTTTTACAAATTTAATATTTAGTTTTATTACTTCCAATTGTATAATTAATATATATATATACTTTATTATATAACACTTATTTTATCCCAAATTTAATAATTGATCATTATTTTCTTCATTATTTTCCTCCTCTTTCTTCTTTTTCTTTCTTTCTTGTTCTCTTACTGCTAATTGCATAAATTCAGGATCATCAAATCCATACAATTGTGGAGGTTTTTTTCCTGAACCAAATGGAGACTGATATGGTAAAAATATACTATTTTCAGAATCTAAAAATGAATTATATTGAGAACTTTGAAAAGCAGGTGTACTTCTAGTATTAGATATATTACCTAATAAAGTATAATCAGATTCTTCATCTTCTTCATCTTTATCTCCATATACATCTATTAATAATTCATCATCTCTCCAATCTTTATCATCATCTTCTTCCATACTATCAGGATCAAATCTTATAATATTTTGATGTTGTTCAACCATATCTGTAGGATCAGTATAAGATGATCCAGTACTTATATTTTGATTATTATTATTATCATCGTCATCCCAATTAATAATAGGTGCAAATATTTGAGAATCAGACATCCATTTACCTCCTACATATGCTCCAGTTAAATTATTAGGATCTAATTTTACAGTATTTACTACTTCATTAGTAAAGCCTTGTTCAACCAACGCTGCTTTAATATCGCTTACAAAGGATGCATTTTCATATACACTATTACTCGCATGTTCTTTGAATTTTGACCAGACCCCAAGCACATCTATTTGTTTTTGATCTTTAGGAAGTCCTGTATTATATTTACCATCTTTTAAATAATTATTTAAAGTTGTATAGTTTCCTGCCTGCCAATTTTTAAAATTAGCTCCAGTACCTAAATGATCTACAAATTGAAGATGTAAATGTGGATGTTTTCCATCCCATTCATTTACTACTCCTCTTCCCATATGTCCATTTTTATCAGATGTCCATTTTTTTCTCCAAGCTACTATAGCAGGATCATTACTTAATAAATATTTTGTTAATGTTTTTGCGTCACGTCCAATAAAATCTAAAGCCATTCCCCATTGATGTCTTGAATAAGATCTTCCTCCTATTTTAGAATTAAATTCTGGACTTCTTAAAGCACTTGTTAATTGTAGATCTAAAGAAGTAAATTCTGGATATATTTCAGCTAATTCTTCTAAAGCAACTATAACATTTGCATCTACAAGATCATTTCCTTGAAATAATCTTTTCCATTTTTGTATATGTGGAAATATATTAGTTACACTAAAAAATCTATTTTCTATATTATTTCTTTTTTTATCTAAAGATATTTCTAAAGCTTGTATTTCTTTTTCAATGTTATTAAGTTCTAATTTATCTATTTTAGGAACATCTAAACTACGAAATTGTGATTGACTTCCTACATTATCATGACGTGTATATATATCATTATTATTTATAAAACCTTGATTTTGATATTTAACAGTACCTCCAAATCTTTTCTTTGTCTTTTTTATTTCTTCCTCCTTTTCTTTTTTATCTTCCTCTCCAAAATTTTCATCATAATCGTCGTGTATTCCTACTTTAATATTTTTATAATTTTCATTATCAAAAACTTTATTTATCTCTTTCCAATTTTTTTTATCTTTTTTAAGTTGCTCTGCTTTTTCATCATAATCTTCATCTCCTTTTTTAAGCGTTCCTAATTCTACTTCGCTAGCATGCCAACCTTTAAAATAAAGATCTTGAAGAGCTTGTTCATAGTTATCCTCAGAAGATGTTAAATATGCATTGAATGGAGCTGGGCCATACATCATACTAGTTAAAAACATTAGATCTTGTTGAGTTTTTGTTAATTTTCTAGGATCATTATGTTCTAATAGTTCATTTACAAAAGTATGTTGATATTTATTTCCTGGTTCATTCTTTTCATTTATAAGTCCTAATTTTTTATAAAATTCATAGTTTTGTGCAGCCGATTTGTACATACGCTCTATTATAGGACCTTTTCCCCATTTTCCTGTTTTGTTACCATCCTCGTCTACAAGTTCTTGGGGGTGTATATTAGAAGGAACTTTAATTTGATATATTCCTAATGCTGCTGTATCTCCGTCATGTAGAATATCTCCTACCTCATCATATTGTAAAGTGCCATCAGTATTTTGTTTTGGACTATATTGAGATTCATTTCTAGCAATTCTATTCATAGCATAAATGACTCTTTCTCTCCCTTTATTGACAGCTTCTGAATCTTCCATATCAATACCTGCATTTATTAAAGCCTGATCTATTAAATAACTTAATAATACTTCATCCGTATAATCTGATTTCATATTATCAGTAGTATATAAAGGACCTGCAATTTGACCATCAGATTTATTAGTTCCTAATACATACTCATCCTCATCCTTATCCTCTACTACCCCTTTAGTTTGAAATTTAGTTATTCCTCCATATTTAAAACTTTTAGGCATTCTAAATCTAGGTTTATGTTCTCCTCCAAATTTATATTTAGGATTACCATATGCTATATTAAATTCTTCTGTTTTATAATTTTTAACTAACCATCTAGCTTCTTCTTCTGAATCTGTTTGTATGTATTCTCCACTTTGCATAGCATATTGATATGCTTCTTCTGTAGATTGAAAATGATGAAATTGTCCTTGGCCAGAATCAACTACCATTGGAAATACTATATTATTTATGTGAGTCATATAATGAGTCATAGGTAATCCATCTATAGGATTTGCTATTTCTCTACCTCTATTTAATTCTGGATTTAAAATTCTTTGTACAAAATTTTTATTGGTATTCATTTCCAACCAATATTTTCTTTTTTCATCATCTGTAGAAACCATTGAAGGTTTTTGTCTAGAAGAAGTATTTCTATTATCCTCTTTTCTTTTCTTTTTCTTTCCTCCTTTTTTAAATTCAATAGGACCTCCTTCTTTAACTTGAGCTGTTTCAAATTGAGGTTCTCCCCCATATTCTTTTTCTGGATCTTCATAACCATCATTAGAAGACCAAAAATTATTCATAAATTCTATAATATTATTATCTTCTCCTTCTAAAGAATTTTCATACTGTTCTTTTTTCCAGTTATTCATTTCTTGTTGAAACTTAGGATCTTTCCAATTTTCATAATACTCTTCCGTTTCATTATAATACTCTTCTGTTTGGTCTTGCATTTTTTTCTGCCCTAATTTATATACTTCTGTATAAGCATTTTGCACAATTTGCAAATCTTTTAAAAGAGCATCATTTATATCTATACCCATTTCTTCAAAAGAATGATCACCATAAGTAAATATACTTTCAACCATATCTTTTTTTTCTCTAAACTTTTTAGTTGTATTATCATAATCATCACTATGCCATGGTTTATAAGCTCTATCTCTTCCTTTTCTACTCTTTTGATTTCGTTTTTGATACTCATCTTTATAAAAAGGATTTAATTGATTTAAATTAAATTTATCTTTTCTATATCTCCATTTTAAATTACCTTTTTTATTATAAAATTCTTCTTTTATAAAATTCTCTTTATCCTCTTGCCTTATCTTATAATGTTCCCTTATAGTGTTATTGTGTCCGTGTATTCTTTCTAAAGCGTCCATAACTTCAGAATTATTACCATATGTTTCAGTAAATAATAAATTAAAATTTTTACGTCTATAAGTATCAGTTGTAAGATCAGATAGCTCTTCAATAGTTTCTACTATAGGATTCATATAGGCCGCCTCCATTTCTCTTATTAAAGCTTCTTTGTCATCTCCCCATATTTTTTTTGAATATTTTTCTCTTAATCTTGTTTCTTTTCCAGGCAAAGCTTTATCTTTGTTCCAATGCTCTAAAAAATAAGAGTCTATATTTGTTATATCATCTGACCAAAATTGATTATCGTTTGAACCTTCTACATACCCACTAATAATTTGACCGTCACTATTTACTACATCATTTCCTTTTTTCCATTCTATAAAATCAAGTACAGGAAGTTTTGTAAGGTCTTGAATATTACCTCCAGTTCCCATCATTCGGTTGACTCTATTTAACGCATTTCCTATATTTCCATGTATTCCTCTTTCCCCTACAGGTAAAGCATTGTTTCCAAATTTTTGATATCTTTCATTTATTTTTTTATCTGCTTTAATTGTAGCGAGTTCAAAAGTTGGAATTTCTTTTTCTGTTTGTTCAAAATCAAAATCTGCAGGTAAACCTAAATTTTTAATTGCTTCTTCTTTACTCCACCCATTATCTTCTATTTTTTCTCGTATAGAGCTCATTAGTCTATATCGTTCATATACATTATCACCATAATCTACTTCTGATGTAGGCACAAACCAATCATCTGATTTAGTATATTCTAAATTTCTTAACCATGCTGCATCAGAACTATTTTTATATTGTTCTACCATATCTTGTGCCGCTAATTCACTATAATAATAATTTCCACCATACCCTCTTTCTTCCCATTCTTCATCTTTTTTACCTTTAATAAAATAAGTTTTAAAATCCACCCCCAGTTCTTCTGCCATTGCTTTAGCTTCTTTTTTAGTAAAATTATAATTTGTAGGATTTGTATAAAACTCTGGATTTAATCTTTCTGAAACTTGACCTCTTTGATTTAAGAGATCAAGCGTTTGACTTATTTTAAATTCTGAACCTTCTGGTGATTCTCCCCACTGTACTACGTTTCCTAATGCTTCCTGAGTCATTAAAGGATCGTTTCCTGACAATTGCCATTCAACATCTCCAAATTCACTTTGTAAATCTTCAAGGTTTTCTCCTTTATTTGCTATTTCACTAGGTAAAAATCCATTTTGAACATTTAACATATCATTTTGTGCAACAATAATATTATTTAATCCTAATCCAGATAACAGTTCAGATTCAGGAGGAATATGCATTAGCTCCCAACCAGAACCCATCGCTCTAGGATCTTGACCTACTGATTTTATATGTTCAAATCCAAATAAATTATCTATATTTGTTGATAATCCTCCCCCAAAATGATCACTTCCTGTGGGTATATATAAAGGGTTAGCTGTTTCTACTAATTGTCTTAAATGTGCAGATGTAAAAGCGCCTTCTGTAGGACTCCATATATTTGAATCTTCTAATGCAAATTCTAAAGCAGCTTTTTCAGATTTAACTTCTGGAACAGATGTTTGATATTTATAATGCTCAGGATTAGTTACTGATGCATGATATCCAAATTTATTATTCATAGGAGCAAATTCAAAAAATGTATTAGTATAATCCTGTAGTTCTGTTTCTAATTCAGGATTAGAAGTATTAAAAGCATCAGTTGTCATTCCTCCTGAATTAATTCTATGTCCTACTTCATGCCTAGATAAATGTTTTCTCCACATAGATGGATACTCTGTATCTGTATCATATTCAAGATGCCATAAAGGTTTTTCTCCTTCTGCGGCTATATTAGTTTTTGTAAAAGGATTAAATTTATTAGTAGCAGGATTAAATTTAGTCATAACAAGACTACTACTTGGAATAACTCCAGAACCATCTCCTTGGCCCCAAGTTTCTAAATTATATTGCATACCAAATTGATCTCCAAGCATACCTTTAGATGGATGACTTCCTGGATTAGTCCAAGAACTATGATTAAAAAGTATTGCCCCTCGTTCTCCTTCAAGATCAAATTTTAAACTAAGATCAGAATCAAATGACATTTTATTTCCTACCATTGCCCCATGCCCTATCATGTTATCATCGGTATTCAATATATAACTCATGTCATCACTACTAACATTTACTGCAAAATAATCATCTTTACTTCTACTAAATGAAGGGCCTTTAAGATTTGCTATAGCTTCATTTTTTATTGTTTCATATTCAGCATCAGTTAATTCTATTCCATGCGCTTGTTTATATTCATTAAGTACTCTTTGTTTTTGTGCGTCTGATTCCCATTTAGTTATTTGCTCATTAACTTCTTCAGTTATTTCTGTAAATACTCCTCGGCCAGGACTTTTGTCAACAACATCTACAGTGTCCATGCTAGATTGCTTTTTTTGGTGTTCCAGATATTCGTCAAGAGTACCTTGAAATTCAAATTTATCTGGATATTTTTGAAGTGTTGCCTCTAGCCAAGCTTTTTGTTTTGGACTTAATTTTTTTCCTTCTGTTTCACGTGTTGTTAAACGATTCCATTTAGATATTATTTTTTCCCATTCTTTATCATTTAGTACTCCTTCAGTTTGAAATTTAACAGCTCCTCCAGTTTTGGCAACGGTTTCATTTTCTGAAGGAGTTTCAATAACAGTACCTGTTTTTGGACCCATAGGAATATTCTCTATTCCTGGCGGAACATTTCTATATGATTGGACTAAGTGTCCTTGATCATCATACTTATCGATATCTATTTTGTAATTCATCCCTTTGGTATTAAAGGGACCTACTGATTCAGGAAAAACCATAGTTGTACCTTTAGGCTTATTTCTAAGCCCTTCTATTTGTGCTTGTTCTGAGTCTGCAATTTCTACTTCTCCTGATTGAACAAGATCTGAGAAATTACGTCCTTCAGCAATAGCTTGCTTAAGTACATCTATAAGTTTATCTGCCATTATGCTTTAGTCCAGTATCCGTATTCTAATATACATGCTCCTGTATCTGCAGTAGCTTCTAATCCTACTCCACCTTTAACTGGAAGAAATGCAAATTCTCCTGGTCCTAAATCCATAAATGTAGTTGCATCATCTATTTTTATTACTATAATATTAGTCTCATCCATGTTTTTTAAATACACATAAGTAATACCTGTATTATCAGCAGCAGTTAAAACATTAAATTGGCCTGTAGTAGCCACAGATGTTCTAGCTATTTGAGCACTAGGGTTTCCAGTAGTTAATGAATCTGTTACTGATAATTGTAGTACATCTGTTGTATTATCAGTACTTGTTAATGTTAAAGCGGTTGTTATCGTTGCCATATTTATTATTTTTTATTATTGTTATTACTCTTTTTACTATCATTTTGCGCTTTTTTTATTTGCGCGTCAGCCTTTTTATCTTCTACCCTTATCTTATCTCTATCAATGTTTTCATTTGCAGTATTACTTCTTTTTGTTTCAGAAATTTTTGCTATGTCTACATCCGCTTTTAGATTTGCAGCTTCTTTAATTTCTTCTATTTTTTTGCTCTCCATATCTGCTCTCATTTCTGCTATTGCTAGATCTGTTTCAGCTTGTATATTTGCAACTTCAAGTTTAACTTGTCGATCTTTATCTTTTTCAGCAGCTTCCATTTCAGCTTGTTTTTGTTGAGCTTCAAGTTGTTGTTCTTGCATTTGAGCTTGTGCCTGTTGTTGCTGTTGAGCTAATTCTTTCATTTGATCTTCAGCTTGTTTGATCTTATCTTTTAATCCTATGAAAGATCCTGATTCCATCATATCTAATACTGTAGATGCAGGAACTCCGTTTTGAATCATTGATTGTGATAATTGTCTAGCTTGCATTAATTTGTCTTGTTCTGCACCTGAATCAGAAATAAATATACCATATTCTGTTTCCATATGTAATAAAGCTTCTATATCTAAATAATCTGTAGTTCCATCTGGCATTACATACATTGTTTTCTTTCCTGTTATCCAAGCTTCTTTAGAATAATCTAATAATGCCTGAAGATCTCTTTGTTCCATACCAGCAAATTTTCTAAACATATCTTCTGTAATATGAGATGATTGTACAATCGCCTGTTGTGATGTTGCTTTACCTTCATATGTTCCAACTTGACCTTGTCTTTGTCTATTTACTCCAGAAACTTTTTCCCATTCTAGCATAATAGATTCTAATAAAGTTATGTATTGCTCAATTGTTTTGATAGACATATCTAACACAGATTGATGTTGAGGTGATAATTGTATACCTTCCTTATTGTAATCTACCCAGGCAATCCCAGTACCTTCAACATAATACATAAATTTATCCATATCCCATTTCTTGGGAATCATGTTGATATCAAATTGAGCGATAATATCCTTAGATCTAGCAATTGCAAGTTCTAATCGATATTTAAAAATATTATAATTTAATTGATATGGAATACCCAGTGAAACCAAAGAGATATTAGACGAATTAATGTCTGAGTACCTACGACCATTGACTGGAAGTTTACATTTGGAAGGATTGTCTAATGACCCTCTTTGGTTTATAACTGGGGTTATATTTAAATAAATATCTCCATCTATTCTTGTGCCCTCCCATACTTCATTTACCCATAACCAATCTAAAGTAGCACCTTCTGCACGTAAATCTTTTGGTAATTTAAAAGATTCATCTACTTCTATTTGTTCCATTTGTCCTGTATTAGGATCCATATAAGTTAAAAATCCTATTTTTCTTCTTGATTTCCAATAAACTGTAACACATTCCACAAGTCTACTTCTCCAAGGATCTTTATCTGGAGTTTTACTTTTATGCATTAACCAAGAATCTACACTATTACCTCCTTCTGGTTTTTCTAATTGGTCTATATTTGCATCTGATAAAACAGAATGATATTTATCTATAACTGTAGATGGATGAGCATATTTTCTTATAACTGCCCAATCTCCATCTTCTACATATTCTAAATCTGGATCTAGATCATAGTCTATATCTAAAGGATTTAATATATCATAAAAAGGTTCTCCGTTTCTACACCCTCTTTCTGTATATACTTCTCCTGAAACTAAAAAATGAAACCATGCTTTTTGTATTTTATCTTGAACTTCTTGTTGTTGCATAATATAATTTATCGCATGCTGTCCCATAATAGCTCTATTATCTACATATGTTCGTTCAAATAATTGTGCAATTTGTTCAGGCATTTCTACCTCTTGACTTGGTATTCCAGTTTGGGCTCCTTGCTCATTCATTGCATTAATGAATTGTTGTTGCATAGCCATCATTATATTAGCATTCTTTGCTTTTTCTTTTTCTGAAATAGTATCTGCATTAGTCACATTTACTGTATAATTAAATGGACGTTTAGCTTTTTCACCCATTAAAAGATCTATAATAGGTTTTATAATTGGATAGTTTCTAAGTTTTGATGGGAAG